TCATATATGCTGGTGGTATTAAACCAAGCGCAAGTAACTGATCATGCTTTAGTTGTGCATCAGCACTCATTAACACTGAGTTAACTGCACCCATTGCGATTTCTAAACGTTCCCTATTCTTTTGTATTGAAATCCTCCTTCTATCCTTTTCCTTTTGTTCCTCTTCATCAAGTTCTGCCTTTTTGTCAGCTTCCTCCTTGATAAACCTTTGTTCTTGTTCGTATATTGCAGTCAAGTCCGGTTCAGGTATATCTGGTATTGGTACAACATATCCAGGACAGTCAGGACTAGTCTGTGGATCGAAACATGGGTCGTACCTATAGTTGTATACTACCCGTGCATCTTCTACAGTACCTTCTCCAGTCCATTCAATAGAACCATCTCCCCAACGGTCTATCAATATATTGTTTACCGGAACTATCTTATTAATAGTGTTCGATCTTCGTCCAGACCAATCATCTACTTCTCTGAATATATACTGTCCTTCGTTCTGAGCATCTTCGTTCTGAACGTATACAACCATATCATCTTCGGTATTCTTTATAGCAGTATATCTGTACAACACACTGGATACTTCAAGTCCTGCCTGTTGTGGCAAGATATTTCGCATCACCCAATTATAACCAAAGTCGGTTGCATTGGAAGTTGTACCGGATATGACCTCAGAGTAAGAGTAAGAGGAGCAAAGCGCCAATACCGCCACTAGCGGCAAGAGTCTTCTCATTTGTGGTCATCTCCTTTTCTTTATCTTTATCGCTTTTCACTTCGGGTGAACCGCCTGCGGCAAGTTCTGCTTCCCATGCAAGTTTAGCTTCTTCACCGATCATACCGTCATATGGGCAAGGTGTTCCTGCGTTCATCATAGCGTCAAAAACCCGTCTATCTTGACACATCACTGATACCGCTGCAACTTTCATACCCATATCGTATAGGGTTTTAGCATTCTTTAGTTTCTCACAATTATAATCAGTGAACTGTGTACCCGCAGAGATACCAAGGATTTGTGTTTGTACTGCACCCGCAACGCCGAATGTACATAGGTCAGAGTTTGACGTATTAATCGTAGGAGAAATGGCAGAAGGAGGTGGAGACTTCAGAGTTGTAATACTGTCAGACTTAGTCGTAACGGTACTATTCGTAGTCGAATCAGTTGTAATTAGATTCGGATCTATTGCTTCTTCTTGAGCAATCGCGGATGTAGCAAATAATGTTATGCCAAATAAGATGGCGGTTAATTTTGTCATAATTTAAATCCTAATAGGTATTCTTATTCATACTTATTTATAGGTTTTAAATTCTTAGTTTGCAAATAAAAAAAAGGAGCCCCGAAGGACTCCTTAAAAATTACTTAGTATTACTTTTTTTATTATACTGCTTCCAAGCGTTCCATCAACCGATTTGCACGAGGCCCTACCTGACGAGCCCAGAGTGAGTCTAGACCTTCAGGTGCAGCACCAGCGTAATCGCCTTCTAGCAACTTACTATTAAAGTTCTTGAACTTGGTTAAACGCGGACGTCCAAGGTTGAACAACATATTAACGAGGACTTCTTGGACTTCACCAGGGAAAGTTTCCCATGCTTCACCGTATAATACAACACACTCTGAGATTGCGGTATCGAGATCGGCCTCGAATGCTTCGGCAACTCTCTCTGGGGAAACTTGTGTTCCGACCTTAGCGCCGAACTCGCCGTCACTTTCCTTAATAAGGTGTCCCACGCCGAACGTAGGGTAATTGAGGTGGTCGAGGTAAACCTCATATACAACTCCTTCATCAATCTTCAGTTGTTCAAATACTGATTCTCTATTCATAATTATTTCCTATGTTTATATGGGTTATTGCTTAATAATCTCTGCTATTAAGTTCTCAAATTCTTCGATCTTCGACGTGCGATTAGGCCAAAGAATATATTCCTTTTCAGGATTCTTTTTAAGATTACTTAAAAGAGGTAATATGGAATTATATAAACGATTTAGCTTATCTTCTAGTTCGCCTACAGTAGTAGAATTTTCATTTGCCACATGTTGTGCATGTTGAACAACTTCTAATTCGTTTTCATCGACGGCAGTAAATCCAAAATCAAACTCATCTATATCAATTGCCATATGTACCTCTTTTCTTAATGGTGTTATTTATACTATTATTTATACTATTTAATCGCTTCGTATAAACCTTCTAGGTCTTCCATTTCAGCAGTCAACTCAACAAGGTTCTGCTTATGGTAGATCTTAGACATCTTACGAAGATACTTAGCTTTAATATCGACTTTAGCTTCAAGGTCTTTCAATGCTTCATTGACAAATGCACGTTCGCTTTCCATTCGTGCGTATGCATTACTGACTTCTGACATTGCGCCTTTGATTGCTTGACGATCTGCTGGACTGCTTGGAATGATGATGCTCATAATATTTCTCGCTTTAGTTTTTAATAGTTAAGTTCAATTTAAAGGTGGTTCAGGTAACCTTCAGTACCTATTTTTGTTCAGTTGCATCTGTATATGCGATTACTAATAGTAATATACCAAGAGAAACTCCAGCAAACGATTCTGCCAGAATTAAATTCAGTATTCCAAGTATTCCTGGGAATATAGGGTTTGTTACACCCTTCTTGATAAAGTTTTCATAAAAATCTAATAGTTTATCTTTCATATTAACCTCTATTGTTTACACCGTCATTATACCACAATACTTATACTTTGTACACCTTTATTTTAGCCTTCGATGTACAAATCCCATATAATACGCACTTCACGATTTCGCGTTCTAGTGAATAATCCCTTCAACATACATTTCATAATATAACTCCTAACTTGGCGCGTCTGGCAGGACTCGAACCTGCAACCGTCCGCTTAGAAGGCGGATAATCTATCCAATTGATCTACAGACGCATAATCTTTACAATCCTGCAATATGGTTATAAATTTCTTTCCATTTCCAATAACGAGGAATATCACCATCGTAGTGGCTATTATGATCGTGTGCAACGAGGATAGAATTAAGACCTAAGTCTGCACCAACTTCAGCATTCTCGATCTTATCTTCAATCCACCAGCAACCGCTGTCACGATATGGTTCAAGAGCTTCGTCTTTATCTGCACCACAGGGTAAGCAAATAACTTCATCCCATAACTCACGACCAAAGAGAAGATCTAGATTTTGATAACGCAAACGTTGTGCATATTTGTTGTCACTAAGTGAAGTGATACAATGGAATCTATAGCCATGAAGCATATTGAGTCGCTTCATATAATACACTGCATCACGTAAGGGAGGGAGGAAAGCAATAGAGGCTGAGTCGTTAAAAGTACGAACTAACCCCGTTGCTTCAGTTTTTTCTATGTTAAACCGTTTGGCTATATCATACTCATTTTGATCGTGAGTCTTGTAACCTTGGTGAACCATCCATTGACTGAAAGCGTATTCCCAGTCACACAAAACACCGTCGCAGTCTACTAAAATAATGTTGTCTTTCATATAATTCCTTAATCAATTTATGTTAGTATTATACCACAGCTTTCAGCCAATGTACACAGTTATTTTATCTTTTTTTCCCTAATTAATGTCTCGAAAGTTCTAAACATATTATCAAATTTGACGTCATACATGCACTTGATACCTAGCAATAGATTAGCAATCTTATCAGCATGATTTGGATCCATACCAATAAAGTCTTCGTGATCGCCTACATACTTGTATACGGAATCAATATCATCAACCACACTCCAACAATTCATGATTTGTTGCTCAAGATCAAAACGGTCAAGAGTTGAACCAAACTGGATTGTGAAGGTATCGTCTTCCTCAACATCATCGTCAAAAGGTTCACGATCACACACTATCTGACTTGTCACATCAAGAGCATCATCTCCAGATACAAAATTAATGTAACCGTCAGGCTGTCGGCATCTGTATTCTACTTTGTCTTCAGCAGCTGAAACGACACCGTCATATTTAAGTACCTCTCCAATCATGTGAGCATACCATTTACGACTATCATCACATGATGAGATTTTAATATATCCATTCATTATACAATACCTTTCTGTTTAAGTAACGCTTCATACGTTTCTAGTTTAGTTTCTAAATGTTCAATGTATTCCGACACATATTTCTTTTCACATACGGTCTCACAACAAACATCTAATTCTTCATGAGCCCTAGTGGCCAAAGAGTTTTCTGCGTCTGTACTCATTGATTGTCTCCAATAGTTTCTTTGTCCAGTTATCCCGATGCTCGATAAACACCTGATTCCCTTCATCGCCAGCAATGACAGTTACCAATTGTGTAATAGGCATACCAGTTCTTTCTTCCCACATCACTGCATACGCAGCTTCTTGTATGAAGTAATTTTCGCACCACTCTTTTGGCTTGATCTTTGCAGAAGTTTTGTAATCAATAATTGAGATCTTACCATCCCATACTCCGACTAAGTCAACTCGACCAGCAACACCAAGATGATCCGAATATAACGGAGCTTCTTGAGCATAGACTAAAGATAATCTTTCATCTAGGACAGGTTTAGCTTGCTTGAATGTTTCCATTATGTGAGGCATTGCACCTTCAGCAAAATCCGGATCATTGTCTACGTACTTCTCAAAAATTTCATGAACTGCAGTACCTCTCGTGGAGGCTCGGTGGGATATTTTATTTGCTTCTTCATTACCCACACGAGCTCTCCACGCCCGGATATGATCCTCACTGAGTATACTCAAGACGGTAGTGATCGACGGATATTTCTTGCCTGTCGGGGCCTTATAGAATCTTCCGCCTTTACCTGTCTCAGTACTGAGATCATCATATCCTAGGGATACTGCTTCATGTTTAAACATTTTCTGTTTTGTCCTCTAATATCATATAATCAGCGCCGGTCCATGATGTAGCTCTACACCATTCATAGGCTTCTGCTTTGTCTTGGAATTCTTTATAAAAAATTCTGATTAATGCATTATAATCATTATCGAATTCCGCTATCTTAAATTCCATACTATTTTACCTTAGATAGATCCGACCAACGTTGGAGCTTCTTACGTTTGTTGGCAATATGCTGATTAACTTCAAGCATATTAATTAATCCGTATTCTTCTAGTAGATTCACCATGCATAGAACATCACCAATCTCAACTTCTAACTTATGGACTTCACCAAAAGTCTCGGATCCAAACCTGATTAACTTAGATGCTTCAACCGTGGCTTCGGCACATTCTTCCATAAAAATGGTAAGTAATTCTTGCTTCTCATTCATCATTTAATCTCCAATCTTTAATAGGTATTATAACACAACTATTCTTAAATGTACACAACTATTTTATAAAAGATCATCGTCTTCGTTAAAATCAAAGTTGATTACACCGGTATCCTTTAAAAATTTGAATACGATAATTCCTACTATTACTACAGGAATCCACATAAAAACTAATGCTAATGCTAAAATGCTCATTGTAATGCTTCCTCTAATTTTAAAATATACTTCTTAAGGTCAGCGATTTCCCATTCCAACTCTTGAATTGTACCTTTTGGCTTCGACTCTCGAAATACTTTAAGAGTACGCCCGTCGTCTTGCAATTGAAATGTGTGCCTGGCGTATGATACAACTTCACGACCATCTTCGGTGATATACTCGAACCGATTAATACTCATAATTTCCTCTTATTAATTAGTGGGTAGATGCCGACCGAGAATGCTCAATCCTTACTACCATTATCTGCCACGTTATAAACCTGGACTTACAAGCATTATGGTCGCCTATTTAGACCCGGCGTTGGTCACCTCTTTCTACGCATTGGTAGGTGAGCAATATTATTTATGCCTTAAATATTTACTTCTTCGGAAAGATTTCAGTAGTGTTCATTGCTCTCAATAAACTGGCAGTCTCGACCATGAAGACCTTGTAAAACTTAGGGTCATCTCTTTCCAAGGTTAGACTGTTATGGTACATGTCAAATGTCTTAATGATTTTGATAATTTTTGGGGCACGAGCAAGGCGGTCTTCGCAGATCTTCTTGCGGATTCGTCTGTTACCTACATAGTCAGGACACTTGGTTAAGAACCAAACTCCAGTGGCAATACCAGTACCGAAGATGCGCTCTATGTCTTCCATGGTTGCTTCGGTGTCTTCGACAGTATCGTGCAAGACGGCGATGGCCATGGCATCCATAATCTCATCGTCGCTGTAACCATTGGCATCCATATGCTCTTCAACAAGATCAGCAACGGCAACAGGGTGGGTAATATATGCTTCACCAGTATACTTTCGTACCTGACCTTTGTGCATCTCGGTGGCAAATTCTATCGCTTGAACTAACATATATTCCTCAACTTAATTTATATAACCATTATATCACAACCAGAGATAATGTACACAACTTTATTATATCGTTTTGTTATAAAGGATGAGTTTGTTATTACTCATCTTAAATCAATCTCCAGTGTATAGTGCTTTACGTTAATGTGTATCATTTTCCCATCAAATAGTGAATCTATCCAAAAGCATCTACTGAACGCTTTTCCACCTTCTAAATTAGGGAATTGTTTTTTGTAGTTAATAAATCTAACCTTCATCATTCCACCACCTAATCTTTCTACCGTTTAATACTTCAGCTTCGAATATGCTAATCAGCATATCGTATTCCCACAGTTCTGTGGTTGTTAAATCGTCCAACCAATCACTAAAGGTATTCCAGTCTTCTCCATGCATTGGAGCCAATCCATATTCGTCCCAACCATTCCAATACTTCTCCGAATCTAAACCACGAATGTCGATACGGCCGGCAGCATAGTGTATAGTGATCTCGTCATACTCCCACACATCACCTGGCCCTAGACCTTTTGGGTAAAACCTTCTGTCTTCTCCAAGAACTTTGCTGACTTTGTGCGTCAAGCCACGTTTGCGATACCAATCTATATTGATTGGCCCCATGAAGTTTGTGCTATACGTTATCATTTACTCTTCCTCTTCGAGATCTTCGCCGTAAATATTACCACGAACATGACCAAGAACATATCCATGAACATCGCCAATAACGGGACACAGCACTTCTTTTAGTGTGTAACTCCCAGTCTGGTCTTTATCTATTACCAAGTTCTCTCTTACAAAGTCTAGTATTTCTTTGTCTGTTAAATTCATCACTCGTTCACCTTGTAGTTCATCAACACTTGTAACAACTCAATATGATATGCTATTATACCACATTATCATGCGAATGTAAACCCCAATATGCCTTTATTTACTCTTAATTTCGAAATGTTTCTCAATTAAATACCATGCACTATAATCTTCGTTAACATCATCTGCTCTTGATGCCACCTCTGCACATTCCTGAATAATCAACTCGGCGAAGCTTCGCCATGGGAAAGGTTTGCCGTATCCCGAACTACCTCTTGACTCTATAGCAAGTTCTTTAATCCGGTCTTTCATTCGGCACCTCTGTAATGTTTACGATCTTATTGTATTTGTAACCATACCAAGATCTAATTGTTTTTAAAGCAGACTCTTCACTACTCCAACGGATTATCATGTCATGGAGATCCATAACATAGTTCCACCCCCACAACAAACCCTTCTCTTGAACATAGAAGATGGATTCGTTATAACAATTCTTTTTCTCAACGATTCTATATCTCA